AGTTTTTTTATTATATGTTAAGCTAATATTATCTTCATATTCTTTAAAAATAAGAAGATTATCACCATATTTATATTTATATTCAGTATAATCATCTTTATATTTAATAGATAATTGTAGCTTAATAATAGCATTCTTTTTAATAAACAAGCGAATATCATCCATTATTTTTTAATTAAAATTATATAAAATATTAAATCATTTTTTATAATAAGTATTAATATTAAATAATGGTTTGTTATAAAATAGTTTATTATAACCTACTTGCTATTAGTAATAACATAATTATTAATTTCTTATTAATGGGTAATATCATTTATCCCAATTATTTTAATAATAAAATAATTGAATATAAAAAAAAAGGTGATACATATTATAATTTTATCCTTTTTTTAAACTTTGGCGAATCATTTAAAAAAAATTATAATATTAATATCATTGACTTGGGACTTAAATTATATGATAATTTAAATAATAATTTTAATATTAAGAATGATGAAAGTGATTTAAGCGATTTAAGTGATTTAAGTGATTTAAGTGATTTAAGTGATTTAGAAGATTAATAATTATGTTTAAGGTTCTTGAATTATTTTTAACATTAACATTATATTCTATACCTTTATGTATAATATTATTTATAATAAATATATGTTTATTAGTTAAGATACGAATAAAAAATGATATAAATTAATTAATTATATAATTATCAAAAATGAATACATATTTAGATTTATATAATACTTTATTATTAACTAATAATATTAAAGAATATATTCATGATAAATCAATTGGTAATATTGATAAATTAGAAGCAATATTTAAATTATTTTCATTTTTAAAATTATTTAATAATTTTAATAATTATGATATATGTACGGGTAATTATAATATATCTACAATTACAACTGTTAAAGATAATAAAATACTATTTAATTTAAATTTAGGTGGTAAAGGTGATAAATCAGATTTAACATTACTATCGAAAGATAAAAAAACAATAATAGCAACAACTGTAAAAAATTATAATTATTCATACGGTATTAATGATTTAGATATTAGAGATATATCAGATATTTATAATAAAAATTATAAACCAAATAATTATAAATTAATTTTATGTATTGTTATACCAAATAAAGAATATTTATATAAAATTGCTAACTGTTCTAATAATACAAGTAAAGATATAAAAGATATTATATTAGATTCAAATACTATTATTTATGATTTAAATGATATTTAAGAAACATTTAATCATTTTAAATATAAATATTCTACTAATTTATCTATAAATTCTTTATATAATAATAAGGAATTATTAATATTATATCCTCATCAAAAATATGCAGTTAATAAAATAATAAAATTATTAAATACTACGAATAATATTTTGTTAGGACCACCTCCAAGAAGTGGTAAATCTTATATTATGTGTGGTGTTATAATTGAAAATAATGATAATAATATTCTTATTATTACAACAGCTCCAAATGAAACTATACCAGAATATTTAAAACTTTTTAATAATAAAATAGAATTTGATAATTATACTATAATTACAAGAAACGATATTAAAGATAAAAAAAAACCTAAATTGGGTAATAAAAATATTATAATTATATCTAAACAATATTTACAATCAAAAACTGAAAAAACCAATAAAATAAAATGGTTAAATGAAATTGATTTTACATTAAGATTTATAGATGAAACACATAATGGTGGAACAACAGAATTGGCAAAAACGACATTAGATATGTATGGTAATAATAGTAAAACTATATATATAACAGCAACATATACAAAACCTATATATAATTATAATATAAATAATCAAAATTGTGTCTTATGGGATTTAGAAGATAATAATTTATGTAAAAATATAAGAGTTGAAGAAAATTATAATAAATTAATTACTAAACACGGAGATTTATTAAAAACAGTAATAAATGAATATGATTTAAATAATATTGAAAAATATTATAATACCATACCTAAATTACATTATATAACATGGAAATTAAATGATGAAATTAAAAAAGATTTACTAAATGATGATTATGGAATATCAATTGATAGTATATTAATGTTAAAAAATGATGGTAAAAAGATTGAAAATAAATTTATGAATGAAGATATGGTAGAAAAATTAATTAAAAATATATTTGGATATGAAAAAAAACAAAATTATTCATATTATGACAAAAATAGTTTTTTTGGAAGAATTAAAAATATAATAGATAAACCAGAATACAGCTCAAGATGGTTTAATAAAACTAAACCTTTAACTATATTATCATTTTTACCTTGTGGTAATGGAGTTGATATATTAGCTGAAACATTAAAAACATTTATAATAAATAAAAATTTATTAGATGAATTTGAAATAATTACATTAACAAATACAAATGATAAAAAACCAATTGAATTAATTAATGATGCTGAAAATAAAGCAATAATTAATGGTAAAATAGGTGTATTAGTATTAACAGGTAAAAGATGTTCATTAGGTATTACTATTAAAAATTGTGATATAGTATTATTATTAACAAATATAAATCAATATGATACTATATTTCAAATGTTATATCGATGTATGTCAGAGGATGAAAATAAAAGTTGTGGATTTGTTATTGATTTAAATATACAAAGAAGTGTAAATATAATAATGGAATATGCCATTAATATTAATAAAAATAAATCATCAAAAGATGCTTTAAAATATATATTAGAACAAAAATTAATAAATTTTAATGTAGATGAATGGAATGATACTATATTTGGCGTAAGAAATACGAATATAAATGAAATTATAACATCAATATATAAAATATTTTCTTCTAAAACGTCAAATAGTATTACCAAAATTTTAGAAAATATTGATTATAAAATTAATTTATTTTCTGTTGAAGATCAAAAATTAATTACATCTTTATTTACTATTAATATAAATAAAGGTAAAAAAAAAATTAGTAATATTTTAGAAAATGAAGATATAAATATTAATGATGGTATTGATAAAAATAAAAAAAATAATAAAGAATCATCAAAAGATAAAAATGAAGAAGATTATGAAAGAGAAGAAGAAAATTTAGATTTATTTAATGAAATTATAAAAAAATTAGCACCATTATTAGCTTTATTTACTGTATGTGAAAATGATTGTATATCATTTGACAAAATGATAGAATTTATTAAAGAAAATGAAGAATTATCACCTATAATTTTAGATACTATTAAAACGTGGTGGGGTAATAAAATGAATTTAGAAGTATTTAATATATTTATTATGTTATATGATAAATATTTAAAACATGATAATAAATTTAATACAATAGTAGCTGATATTAAACAAATATTTAAAGAAAATTTAGGTAATATTGACGATTTATCTAAATCAATAGATAAATATTTAATACCTCATGAAAATGAAAAAAAACAAAATGCAGAAGTATCGACCCCTTATGAATTAAGAAAAGATATGTTAGATAAAATACCAGAAGACTTTTGGAAAAGTCCTAAAAAGGTATTTGAACCATGTAGTGGGAAATGTGGATTTGTTATTGATATAATTAATAAATTTATGAATGGATTAAAAGATTTAATAGAAAATAAAGAAGAACGTTATAAATTTATTATCGAAGATTGTTTATATTATAGTGATATAAACAAACAAAATATATTTATATCAAAATTATTATTAGACCCATATAAAAAATATAAATTGAATTTCAATGAAGGAGATACATTAAAATTAAATATAAAAGAGAAATGGGATTTAGAAGGATTTGATTTAGTTGTCGGAAATCCACCTTATGAAAATATTAATGCTACAGGTGATAATAAATTATATTTACAATTTATAGAATATTCTATAAATATTTTATTAGAAAACAAATATTTATTATTTATAACACCTATAAATATTAAAAATTATATTACAAATCAAAATAAAAATAGATCATATATTCATAATTATATGAATATAAAATATTTATCATTAAATTCATCTAATAAATATTTTAAAAATATTAGTACATATTTCTGTTATTTCTTAATTCAAAAAAAGATTGTTAAATATTCAAAAACAAAGGTAGATTATTTAAGAAAAAATATTATAGAATATGATGATATTATAATAAATGAAAATGATATTTTACCATTATGTATATCAAATAATGATATAAATCTTATAAATAAGGTGTCTAATTTAATTAAAAATAATTATGAAACTTTTGATATAAAAAAAGCATTGTATATTAAAAATGATAAAAAAGTATTACAAAGAATAAGATTGACACATATTAAAAATGGAAATATTAAAGAAAATGAAGATGAAATATATAAATATAAAATAATTGATAAAATTAATATAAAAAATCAATTTCCAGGTATTTATTATTATAATAATAATAAAATGATAGATTATGGGATTTCTAAAATAATTATGTGTTCTGGTGGTTATTTGATGCCTTCATTTGATGAAAAAGGAGAATATAATTTATCTGATAATATGATTTATTTATTAATAAATAATTATGAAGAATACAATGGACTTAAAATTTTAATTAATTCAAAATTGATTAAATATTTAAATAAAATATCAATGACTGATAATATTCATGGAAGAGATATAGTTATTCAATCTATGAAAAAAATAAATTTATCTAATATAAAAAATGAAGATGATATATATAAAATATATGATATTACAGATAATGAATTATTTCTTATAAATAATACAATTTAATATTTTTTATCATTAATAAAACAAATTGTAATTTTATAGCAATAGTAATATTTATATAATTTAACAGATTATGAATTAATTATATGTATTAAATATCAAAGATTATAAAGTTAAATTTATAAATGAAATGAATATTATTTTTGTTTTTAATTATTATAAAAATTACTTAAAGATTTATTATAATAATTTTAAATAAAATAATGTCAAAAGAAGATAATATTGGTATCGGTATTGATTTAGGAACTACTACAAGTTGTGTAGCTGTTTGGATTGGTGATAGAGTTGAGGTTTTACCTGATCATCAAACAGGCTCACGAATTATCCCTTCTTATGTATCATTTACAAAAGAAGAGAAATTAGTAGGAGATGCTGCTAAAAATATTTCTACTATGTATCCAAAATCAACTCTTTATGATATTAAACGTTTAATTGGACGTAAATATGATGATAGTTATGTACAAAATGATAAAAAATTATGGTCTTTTGATGTTTCAGGTGATAGTAGTAATAAGCCTGTTATTAATGTAGATTTTAAAGGCGAAAATAAAACATTTTATCCCGAAGAAATTTCAGCAATGGTTCTAACAAGACTAAAAGAAACTGCCGAAGCATATCTTGGACATCCTGTTAAAAAAGCTGTTGTTACTGTGCCTGCTTATTTTAACGATAGTCAAAGACAAGCCACAAAGGATGCTTGTACTATTAGTGGAATGGAATGTCTACGAATTATTAATGAACCAACGGCTGCTGCTATTGCTTATGGTCTTGATAAGAAAACTGATAAAGAGAGCACAATTCTTATTTTCGATGAAGGTGGTGGAACTCATGATTTATCTATTTTAACTATTGATGGGGGTATTTTTGAGGTTAAAGCAACAGCTGGCGATACTCATCTTGGAGGTTCTGATATTGATAATTTAATTGTTGATTATTTATGTGCTGATATTAAGAAAAAACATTCAAAAGATATTAAGGAAAACCCGAAGGCTCTTAAAAGACTTAATATTGCGGCTGAAAGAGCAAAGAAAAATCTTTCATCATCAACTACAACAACAATTGAAGTAGAATCATTATTTGACGGTATTGATTATTCGACAACTTTAAGCAGAGCTAAATTTGAACAATTAGCTGAAAGTTTTTTCAATAAATCATTAGAACCTCTGTCAAGAGTTTTATCAGATGCAAAAGTTGGTAAAAATGAAATTGATGAAATTGTATTAGTTGGAGGAACAACTCGCATACCTAAAATTCAAGAACTTTTAAGTAATTATTTTAATGGAAAACAACTAAATAAGAGTTTAAATCCAGATGAAGCAGTTGCGATTGGCGCAGCCATTCAATGTGCTATTCTTACAGGTCAAGGTAATTCAAAAACAAATGACCTTCTTCTTCTCGATGTTGCTCCTCTTTCTCTTGGTATTGAAACAAGTGGTGGAGTTATGACTAAAATTATTGAACGTAATACAACTATACCAACTAAAAAATCACAAACATTCTCAACATATTCTGACAATCAACCAGGTGTAGATATTAAGATTTACGAAGGTGAAAGAGCATTAGTAAAAGATAATAATCAACTTGGTTCATTTCATTTAAGCGGTATCCCGCCAATGCCAAGAGGACAACCTAAAATTGTTATTGATTTGTCTGTTGATGTTAATGGTATTCTTGAAGTAACAGCAAAAGAAGAAAGCACAGGCAAATCAAATAATATTAAGATTGTAAATGATAAAGGTAGATTATCAAAAGAACAAATTGAGGAAATGGTAAAAGCGGCAGAGAAATATAAAGAAGAAGATGAAAAACTTAAATTAGTAATTGAAAGTAAAAATGACCTTGAAAATTATTTATATGGAGTTAAAAATAGTATTGCTACTAAAAACGAAGGAGCACCACCAAATTTTGATGAAATTAAGACAGAAATTGATCCAATTGTTGCTGATGCTCTTAAATGGTTTGAAGAAAATACTAATGAAACTGCCGAAACTTATAAAAATAAACAAAAAGAAGTTCAGGATAAGGTACAACCCCTATTAATGAAACTTCAAGGACCATCACAAATGCCAGCAGGATTAAATCCAGAAATGTTTGCTAATGGTGCTGGTATGCCAGCTGGAATGAATCCAGAAATGTTTGCTAATATGGGAAAAAAAGATGAAGAAGAAACTGATGATAAGGAAGAAGTTGAAATGGATAAGGTCGATTAATTACATTTTTAATAAATCAATGATTAGAGGATTTATTTTAATTATTTTTATAATATCATTATTATTTTTAAGATTATCATCAATAAAAAAATAAATAAAGATATTAATTTCGAGTAAATATAAAATAAAATTAATATTATTTTTAAGTTCTTTTGAAGCAAATTTAAAATAATAGGAATTATTTAAACATATATTTGAAATAATTGTTTTATTATTTTTGTAAGTATAATCGAGATTTTTGATTATATTTGGATTTTTAATTAAAATTTTTAATGCTATATTTTCATTTGTAATAATTTTTTTAATGTAATTATTATTATTATAATTATTAAAATTAATTTTGCTTAAAATTAGATTTGTATAATATTCATCATTACTAAATTTAAATAAAAAAAGATTAGTATTATGTTCTGTTAATAATCCTTTTTCGTAATATTTAGATATTAAATATAAATTATAAATATGTAAAGCAATATCATCGTTTTTTATTTTTTTTTTAATTAAATGTAATACCATTTTTATATATAAATATTAAATAATATTTATATAAGGTAATTATGAATTATTACATACCATTAAATTATAATCTACATTTATATGATGTATATGATAAAATTAATTATAATTATGATAATAAAATAGTTGTAATTAATAATTTTAATTTATATATAAATGAAGACAATTTAATTTATAAAATTACATCAAATATCGAATTAGAATATTTATTAGATTTCTTATTTAATTATAAAAATAAAACAATTAAAAAGATTTATTATTTTTTAATAATCAAATATTTATCTAATCGAACAATTAAAATTAAAACTGAACATAATTATTGTTGTATTTATAAAAAAAATAAATATGAAGAACAATTATTAATTGATAATTATTTATTTTGTAATAATGATAAAGATATTATTTTAATATCTATTTTATCAAAAGTTTATTTAATAATAAATAACAAAACAATAAATAAAAGTTTAATTTGTCAGTTTAATGATAATTATGATATAACTTATTTAATCGATAATATTATATATATTCATAAAAATAATTACGAAGATATTAATATTTATATCATTGGTGATAATGATAATTTAATTATAAATATTTATCATATTTTAAAAAAAAATAAATTATCTAAATATATATATAATACTTATATTAAATATTTAAAACCTTTAAAAAACTCTTAAATATATGTCTTACAAAGATTCATTAATATTCATTTAATATGATTTATAGAAACATTCGTTACATATACAAACGTGACCACAATTAGGAAAATAAACTTCTATTTTATTATCATAACAAATACAACATTCATTATCTAATCCTATGATTTTTTTTTGATTTGCTTTAATTTTATTTAATTGTCTACATAAAGGACAATTTATAGTTATTATTTTAGTTGGACAATTATATAAATTATGACCAAGAGTGTTACAATGTTCGCAATGATGGGCAATTGTTTTATGAAATATTTTCGAAGGACATTTATATAATTCACATCTTTCATTTGGGTCAATTACATCATTAAAAAACTCTCGTAATTTTAATTTTTCGGCATTATTTCTACATTCATATTGTCCATGACCCAATTCAGAGCATGTGCCACATTTATGATTTCTTGTAGTATGTGAATTTATATATCGACAATATTTAACCTTACAAAAGTTTATATTAGACAACATTAATTATAAAAAATATTTATAATTATCATTTTTTTATCTTTCTATTAATTATAATAATTGCTTTTTTTGCTATTTTATTTATTTCTTCAATAGTTATATTATATTCATCTCTAATTTCATAAGTATTATAATTAATTTGTATAAAAAATTGTGGTAATAAATGAAATATAGAATTTTTAATTTCTATTTCTAAATCTTTATTTGATATACATAACTCTCTATAATCAATTAAAAGATTAAATTGAATATTATTAAGATTATTAATTATTTCTTTTTTTGCTTTACACCAATCTAATGTTTTAATTGTCAAAATACTCAATTCAAATTCTTGAATTATCTCAAAAGACATTTTTATAAATAAATAAAAAATAATCATATCATTTTTTTATAATGATTGTATAAAAATAAATATTAATTATCTGTTGATCCAAAACCTCCTTCATTTCTTTTTGTATCATCAATCGATACTACTTCTTCGAGATTAACATAAACTTGTTTTCTAACAATCAATTGACAACATTTAAATGGATATTCTAATTCAATAGCATCAGGAGCAATTTTTGTTAAGGCAATCATTAAATTACCTCTATAACTATTATCAATAATACCAATATTATTTGCTAAAATATAACCAGATTTACTAATTGAACTTCTTGGTACAATTTCTCCATAATATCCAAAATCAAGTTGAATTTTAATACCTGTATCATATAAAGTTGTTGATGAATTAAAATCTTTAATTTTTTTAATAATACTTAAATCAAAACCAACATCGCTCCAATTTGCTTTTGTTGGAAAAATCGCGTTTTCATCAGTTTTAATAACGCAACATCTTGGAATTGTATTATTGTAATTACAATAATTAAAACTATAACTATCATTAATATTATTATAAATAAAACCTAAAAAATCAATACTACTACAACCATATTTAACCTGAAAATAAGCATATTCATCTTTATCAGTAATATAAATATATGGCACTTTAAGATAATCGGCAATTTTTTCAATTACACTTGTTTCATTAACTAAACCTGCTTTTTTAATAAGGATATCATTATTATAATTACTATTTAAATAATTGTATTCATAAATACCGCGAATAAACTCTTTTTTATATTTATCAGTAAAATTGTCAAAATCTTTAATTTTTACTTTAATATCATCAATCATATTTTTATTCATTAATGTCATTGAAGTTATAGCAGTATTATCATCATACATAATATCAACAATATTTTCAAAATAAGTTAATAGTTCATTATCATAACTATTATTAATATTAGAAAGTTCATATGTATATTTAGAATATTTTGAATCAACTTCATTAATATAACTAAAAAAACCTAAACAAAAAGCCTTTTCATTACTATCAATATTTTTAAAAAAATTAGTTTCAGTCATGGCTATTTATTTAATAATAAATAATTCTTAAATAAATATTAATCAAGGGGACTATCAGTAATTTTTATACCACAATAATCGACATTATTTAACTTAAATTCTTGTTTTTTATAAACACCTATATTAATTGCTTCTTCTAATATCCATTTAAAATTAGTCCAAAACTCGGGAGTATGTCCAATACTTTTAGTACATATATGTGATAATTCATGTAAAACTACAAACATCATAGTATTTAAATCAGTTAATTTATTATTTGTTCTTAAACATAATACAATTTGTTCGCCTTTATTAATTGAATAACTGGTATAATTAGGGTCATCAATACCTTCTTTAATATTATCTGGTTTAAAATTAGTTTTTAATTGTTCTGTTCTATCTTCATCTGGATATGATTTAATTAAATGATTTACTATTAAAACTAATTTTTCTCTAATTTTAGCAATTAAATCAGCAGCTTCTTGAGCATCATTTTTAATTTGAACTTCATAATTTCTATTATCAACTGTTGATACTATTTTTTCAATTTTACTATAATAATGATATTGATATAGTAAATATGTAAATACAATTATAAGAGTAATAATAAAAAAGCCTTGAAAACCTATTTCCATTCTATAAAATATAAATATAATCTAAAAAAATTGATTTTTGTTAATATAAAAATTAAACATAAATATATAAACAATGAATACATTTCCAAGAATTGATATTGATGAATTAACAGAAGATAATTTAGATACTGAAATTATTTATCAAATAACTGATTGGTTTATTCCAGAAACTGATAAAAATAAAGATGAATATGAAAAATCAGATAAATATTGTATTTATATTTATGGTACAAATAATAGTAATATAACAATATGTACAAAAGTAATCAATTTTAAACCATTCTTTTATATTAAACCTCCTCCATCGTGGGAGGATTTAGATATTAAGAAGTTTAATAATAAAGTACAAGAATTAGAAAATAAATTAAGAGAAGATACATACGAAAATAAGTTTAAGGGTAAAACATATACAAATAGAATTATTTCAAAAACTTATTTAACGCATTTTGAAAAACTTGAAGTAGTTCATAAAAAAGATTTTTGGGGATTTTCAAATAATAAACAATTTAGATTCATTAAAGTCATTGTTAATTCTTTGCGAATGTTTAATAATCTTAAATATTATTTTCAGTCTGAATTACCAATTAAAGAAGGGTTTAAATTATATGAAAGTAATATTGATCCTTTTTTAAGATTTATTCATATTAAAAATATTAAACCTTGTGGTTGGATTAAAGTTAATAAATATACATTAGAAGATGCCCCTGAAACTATATGTAATTATAATATAACTACCGATTGGAATGATATTGAAGCAATTGAAATTAATCAAATAGCACCATTAATAGTTGCTTCTTTTGATATAGAATGTACAAGTTCGCATGGTGATTTTCCAGTAGCGATTAAGAATTATAAAAAATTGGCACAGGATTTATGTTATCTTGCCAAAATTAATTTAGACAATAAAGATTTAATTGAAAATATTTATAATGCTTTTAGCAATGATGTTATTATTAATAACAATCCAAATGCTATTATTCATCGTTTATATTCAAAAAGTAAAATTGACAGTTCTATTAAAGATAAATTGCGATTAATTGAAGAAACATTACGATTAATTTTAAATAAAGTAAAATCAATTGAAGTTAAGGACGACGATGAAGAAAATGAAGATATAGATGATAACGAAGATAATGATGATACAAAAAAAGTTAAAAAATTAACAAATAAAGAATATAATGAAATAGAAGAAGCATTAAATAGAAAATTGACAGAAGTATTGCCAAAACTTGAAGGTGATAAAATCATTCAAATTGGCATTACAGTTCATAAATATGGCAATGATGATATTATTTATAAACGTATAATTACTTTAAATGATTGTGATAATATTGAAATTACTGATGTTGTTTGTTGTAAAACAGAAGCAGAATTATTATTATCATGGAAAAGATTTATGTGTTTATTAAATGCTGATATTATCATTGGTTATAATATTTGGGGTTTTGATATTGAATATATATGGGATAGAACAAAAGAACTTAATATTAATGATAGATTTAAATTAGGACTCGGTAAAATTAGAAATAGAAGTTGTAGTTTAGTAGAACAAAAATTATCATCTTCGGCATTGGGAGATAATATATTTAAATTGTTTGATATTGACGGTGTTGTTTGTATTGACCTTTTAAAAGTTATGCAAAAAGATTTTAAATTAGATAGTTATAAATTAGACAATGTAGCTTCTATTTATATTAATAGCAATAAAGATGATTTAAAACCAAAAGAGATTTTTGAAAAATTTAAAGGCAATTCAACAGATAGATGTATTATTGCTAAATATTGTGTTCAGGATTGTATTTTAGTTAATAAACTTTTACATAAATTAAAAATAATTGAAAATAATATTGGTATGGGCAATGTTTGTTTAGTACCTCTCAATTTCTTATTTAGAAGAGGACAAGGTATTAAAATATTCTCATTAATTTCAAATGAATGTATGAAACGCGAATATCTTATTCCTGTTATTAAAAATTATATTAGTGATGAAGATAATACCGAAGGTTATGAAGGAGCTATTGTTTTAGAACCAAAAGAAGGTATTTATTTAGATGATCCAATTGTTGTATTTGATTACGGGTCTTTATATCCATCATCTATGATATGTAGAAATTTATCTCATGATACTTATATTATTGATGATAAATATCGTAATATTAAGGATGATAATATTGAAATTATAAAAGTTAGCTATGATTTATATGAAGGTTTAGGAGATAAAAAAACTAAAACTGGTATAAAAGATTGTTATTTTGCTAAATATAAGGATGGTAAAAAAGGTATTATTCCTGATATTCTTGAAATGCTTTTAAATGAGAGAAAAAATACGAGAAAAAAGATTGAATATATTACAATTACTAAAAATGATAATACAATTATTAGTGGATTTCCCGAAGAAACTGAAAATAAAATAATTATTACTAATGTAGATTTGAATATAAAAACAGAAGTTTTAAAGACAGATATTAAAACTAATAAACCTACTTATAATAAATTTGAATGTGGAGTATTTGATGCTTTACAATCAGCTTATAAAGTTACTGCCAATTCTTTATATGGACAAATTGGCGCAAAAACATCAGCAGTTTATCTTAAAGAAATTGCGGCATGTACAACATCTACTGGTAGAGAAATGATTATGTTAGCAAAAAACTTTGTTGAAGAGAATTATAACGCAGAAGTAATTTACGGTGATACTGATTCTATTTTCTGTAAGTTTCGTAATAAGAATGAAAATAATGAAGATGTTTATGGTAAAGATGCTTTACCTTATGCTATTAAAAATGGCGAAGATGTAGAAATGAAAATAAAGAAACATTTACCATATCCACAAAAATTAAATTATGAAAAATGTTTGTATCCATTTATCTTATTTACAAAAAAGCGATATGTTGGTAATTTATATGAAAAAGATGTTAATCATTTTAAACAAAAATCAATGGGTATTGTATTAAAACGTAGAGATAACGCTAATATTGTTAAAAAGATATTTGGAGGAGTTATTGATATTATTTTAAATAATCAAGATTTAGAATTATCTATTAAATTTTTACGAGAAGAATTACAGGATTTAGTAAATGGTAAGACAGATTTGAAAGATTTAATATTATCAAAAACATTAAGAGGTTTTTATAAAGACCCAAGCAAAATTGCCCATAAAGTATTGGCAGATAAGATAGCAGTAAGAGATCCAGGTAATAAACCATCAGTAAATGATAGAATACAATATATTTACATAAAAGTAAAAGAAGCAAAATTACAAGGAGATAAAATAGAAACACCAGAATATATAATTGAAAATAATTTACAACCTGATTATTTACATTACATTACAAATCAAATAATGAAACCTGTATTACAATTATATGTATTATGTTTGAATGAATTATCTGAATATAAAGAAGGTCATGATTATTGGGATAAAGTAGAAGAAGAATTAAAACAAAAAGATATGTATTTAGATGATAAACGAAGAAAAAATAGATTAGATAATTTAAAATTAAAGAAAGTTCAAGAATTATTATTTGACGAGTTTATTAATAAACTTCAAGAACCGAAAGAAAAAATAAGCAGAAAAAAGAAAGAAGAAGAAAAACCAAAAGTAAAGAAAGAAGAAAAGAAAGAAGAAAAGAAAGAAGAGATAATAAATAATGATAAAATTTTAATGGGAGAAATTAAAATTATAGAAAGCAAAGTAAAAGAGACAATTAGTTATAAAATAAAAATAACAAGAGATAATAAAACTATTTATAGCGAAGAAAAAGAGAATAATGATAAAACAATGACAAAAGATAAAATAATTAAGATAATATTAAATGATTTATATGAAAAATTTAAAACAAATATTATTAAAATAAAAATAAATAGTAAGCCATTTATTAAAGAATATAAAACAATTATAGCTAAATATAATGAAATATCTTTAATGAAAGATATTAATAAAAATGATATTGGAGTTAGAAATACTATAAATTTATTGACAAAAAATCAAGATTTAATTAAAATTAAAGATTCTATTATTTTAATAGAATAATTAAAATGGGTGGGGGCAGTAGTTCTCCTAAATATATTGACCAAACTTATATTTATGCTAATGATGTTAATACGAATAATCAAGGATTAATTAATAATCCTCCTGAACATTTTTATAATTATAATTTTATTTATAAATATAAATACAATAATTTTTTTATATTTCTAATTGTTATAATGCTTATTCTTCTTTTGCTATTTTATTTTATTTACAAAAGAAAAAAGAAATAAATATATATAAGGATAATTTATTTATATA